TTTAACCATAATGTTAATTTAATTTTAAGTGAAACCAATCATTATTATTTTTATGAAGGTTATAATGGTCCTAAAATTGGTTATAATGTATGGGAATCTACAGTACAACCTAAAGGGTTTTTTGAACAGTGGAAAACTTTTGACCAAATGTGGGTTCCTTCTAAATGGCAAGCTCAATGTACAATAGACCAGGGAGCAGATCCTGCTAAGGTAAAAGTTGTACCTGAAGGAGTAGATACTAAAACTTTCTACCCAGAAGACCCCCAAACAACATTAGATTATGTAGATGGTAGATTTAAATTTATTCATTTTGGACGTTGGGATTATAGAAAATCTACTAAAGAAATCATTGAAACCTTCCTTAAGGAATTTGACCCAAATGAGCCTGTAGATTTAATTTTATCTATTGACAACCCTTGGGGTGAACCTTTAGATGGTTGTAAAACTACACAAGAAAGACTAGAAAAATTTAATATTTCAGACCCACGATTAAAAATTAAACACTTTCCCTCACGAGAAGATTATATTACATACATGAAAAATGGTCATGTATTTTTATCTTGTGCTCGTAGTGAAGGATGGAATTTACCTTTAATTGAAGCTATGGCTTGTGGTACTCCTTCTATTTACTCAGATTGTTCAGGCCAAACCGAATTTGCTTCAGGTAAAGGTTTACCTGTAAAAATTATAGGAGAAAAATCAACTCAAGGAAATAATTATTCTAATTTTGGAATTAATTTAGAAGATAAATTTATCCCAGGTAATTATTATGAACCCGACTATGAAGACTTAGCTCGTGTAATGCGTGATGCTTTTGAAAATTACACAGATCATAAAAAACGAGCTATAGAAGAAGCAAAAATTATTCATCGTGATTTTAATTGGGATAAAGTAGCTCAAATTGGTAAAGATACTCTTCAAGATTTTATGGTTAATTACACTCCTAAACCTAACAAAATTTTAATTTCCTATTTAGATGGTCCTAAAGTTGAAGTTAAAGGGGATATAGAACAAGAATATTTTATTGAATTTATTAATAGTAATACTAATGAAGTTATCCATAGTACAACTATTAATAATAATATGTGGACTACCTGTTCTAAAAATTATTATATTCCATGGATTATTAAAGTTAATGGTAAAATAGTAAATACATTAAATTTAGAAAAAGGGAAGGTTTTAATTTCTTTAGAATCTAAATCTATAGGTGATACTTTAGCATGGACACCATACGCTGTAGAATTTGCCAAAAAACATAATTGTAAAGTAGTTTTATCTACATTCCATAACGATTGGTTTAAAGATTTAGAAGCATATAAAAATATTGAATTTACCACCCCAGGCTCTAATATTAGTAATTTAACTGCTAGTTATAAAATAGGCTGGTTTAGAGATAATAATGGTGGGTGGAAAAACTTTGAAAATCATCCAAATCAATGTAATACAATCCCCCTTCAACAAACTGCAACTGATATTTTAGGTTTAGAATATAAAGAATTAAATTTAGGTATTAATTTTAAAAAACAAGTCCGTCCAATTAAAAACAAATATATAGTTATAGGACCTCAAGCTACCTCTGGTTGTAAAGAATGGCCTAAAGCTTATTGGATTTCTTTAATTAAACTATTAACCCAATCCGGATACCAAGTAGTAGCATTAACTAAAGATCAAAGTGATTTACCTAATGTAATAAATTCTTGGAATCAGCCTTTTGATAAAATTGCTAATTATTTATTACACGCTGATATGTTTATAGGATTAGGTTCAGGTTTATCTTGGTTTAATTGGGCTTTAAATAAACATACAGTAATGATAAATGGTTTTGTTGAAGAAGGTCATGAATTTACTTCTAAAGTAACTAGACTTGCTGTAGAAAATTCATGTTCTCCTTGTTGGACTAATCCCAATTTTACATTTGATGCTAGTGATTGGGAATGGTGTCCTATTTGGAAAGGAACAGATAAACAGTTTATATGTCAAAAATCTATTACCCCAGGAAAGGTATTTACAGAAGTTAAAAAACTATTAAATAATAAAAGATAATATAATATTTATAAACATGGAAAAAGTGTTATTAAAAAAACAAGAACTAGATACTATTAAAGAAATCCAACAAACAGAATTAAATCTAGTAGATCAGTTAGGTAGTATTGAATACCAAATTCAAACTTTAAATATACAAAAAGATAATTTAAAACAAGAAGTTATTAAATTACAAAATAAAAGTAAAAAATTTGGTGATGATCTTCAACAAAAGTATGGAGACGGAAATATTAACATAGAAACAGGGGAATTTACAAAAATAGATTAATTTTTAATTCTCTCTTGAATATTTATAACAAAATAATAATCTCATTACAATGGCAGAAACATTAATATCACCCGGTGTATTAGCAAGAGAGAATGACCAGTCATTTATTACGCAGCAACCTGTTCAAGTAGGAGCTGCTATTGTTGGTCCTGCAGTTAAAGGACCAGTAGAACAACCTACAGTTGTTACATCTTACAGTGATTACCAAAACAGATTCGGAACAACTTTTGAAAGTGGTAGTTTAGATTATACTTTCTTTACTTCAATCGCAGCTTACAACTATTTTAACAATGGTGGTAACACTTTATTAGTAACTAGAGTAGTAAACAGTCCATCAACTTGGAATTATGCTTCAGCAAGTATTACAGCAGGTTCTACTGTAGGTGATGCTTCAGCTACAGCAAGTATTGACTTAACTTTAGCAGGTGCTAGTGTATTTGGTACTGTAGTTGATGATGAAGTTAAATTTGATTATGATGGTACAACTTATAGATTTGTAGCGGCTGATCCTGCTAATGGTTTACCAGCTGATCAAGCACCTTTATACTTTGTAGCAACAGGTTCTACTTCTACAGCCTATGCTACTTTATTAAATACTAAACTAGGTACTTCTGTTTCTTCAGTAATTACCTCAGTAGATGCAGGTTCCGGAGTATTAAACTTTACAGCTGCTTCAGCAGGTACAGCCTTTAACGGAGTAACATTTGTAACAGGTTCATCAACTACCTTCTCAACAGGTTCAGATGGAACTTCACCTACAGTATTAGGTGGTGGTTCAAACATAACTACTGAAACTACATCATTTGAATTAGAAGCTATTGATAAAGGTGTTATTTGGAATAATACAGGTTCAGTACTTTCTCAAGCAGCAATGGAATCAGGCTCATCTGATAATGTAAGATGGGAAATTGCCACTTCAAATACCTCATCAGGTACTTTCTCATTATTAGTTAGAAGAGGTAATGATACTCAAAATAATAAAGTAATATTAGAATCTTGGAATAATTTATCATTAGATCCAACCCAAGATAACTTTATTACTAAAGTAATTGGTGACGAAAAATACAATTACCAATCAAGTGGTAATTACCTACAAGTATCAGGTTCTTACCCAAATGCTTCTAGATACGTAAGAGTAAAATCAGTAAACCTATTAACTCCAAATTATTTAGATAATGCAGGAAATGCTAAAGCCCAATATACAGGATCTATCCCAACAGTAGGATCAGGTTCGTATAATGGTTCATTTGCTGGTGGTGTAGGTAACGTAGTCCCTTCAGGTAGAACAATGAATATGTATCAATATATTGATGCCAATGATTCACAAGGTCTAGTAGGAAGTGATTATACAAATATGTTAAACTTATTATCTAACCAAGATAATTACCAATTTAACTCTTACTTCCTCCCAGGATTAACTAACGATACTCATACTTCTCAAATTACTACAGCAATTAATAATACTCAACAAAGAGGAGATAATATTTTAGTAATTGATCCAGTACCTTATGCTAGTAGTATTACAGCAACTACTACTGAAGCTGCTTCAAGAAATACTTCATACGCTACTATGTACTGGCCTTGGTTACAAGTAATTGATCCTGATTTAGGTGATAGAACATGGGTTCCTGCTTCAACAATGATCGGGGGAGTTTACGCATTTAACGACAGTGTAAGCGAGCCATGGTTTGCCCCAGCGGGTATCAACAGAGGAGGATTAACTAACGTAATTCGCGCTGAAAGACAATTACCAGCAGCTAGTAGAGATGCTTTATACGAAGAAAATGTTAATCCAATAGCTACTTTCCCTGGAACAGGTGTTGTAGTATATGGTCAAAAAACATTACAACGTCAATCAAGTGCTTTAGACAGAGTAAATGTTAGAAGATTGTTGATTGCTCTTAAATCTTACATTGGACAAGTTGCTCAAACTTTAGTATTTGAACAAAATACAGCAGCTACAAGAAATAATTTCTTAGCAGCAGTAAATCCATATTTAGAAACAGTTCAACAAAGACAAGGTTTATATGCTTTTAAAGTAGTAATGGATGATAGCAATAATACTCCGGATGTAATTGATAGAAACCAATTAGTAGGTGCTATTTATTTACAACCAACAAAAACAGCTGAATTTATTTACTTAGACTTTAACGTATTACCAACGGGAGCAACTTTCCCATCGTAAAAGTTTAGATAACAAATATTTATAATAGAATAAATTAAACAACAATGGCAGTATTAGATCCTAACGAAATATTTTTCACAGCATTTGAACCAAAACAAGCAAATAGGTTCATCATGTATATTGACGGATTCCCAGCTTATACAATAAAAGGTGTAGGTGCTGTAACCTTATCACAAGGTACAGTAGCTTTAAACCATATTAATGTTCAACGTTTTGTAAAAGGCAAATCAACTTGGGGACCTATCCAGTTTACATTGTTTGATCCAATTACTCCTTCAGGCGCTCAGGCTGTTATGGAGTGGGTACGTTTACACCACGAATCAGTAACTGGTAGAGATGGTTATTCAGATTTCTACAAGAAAGACTTAACATTTAACGTATTAGGTCCTGTAGGTGATGTAGTCTCAGAATGGATTATCAAA